CTTTGACGGCGACCATCTTGCGGCGGTCATCCGAATCGAACAGCCCCTTGGTCTCGACAATCACCCCGTTGGGCAGGATGAAGTCTGGTGTGTAGACAGCTTCGATCTTGTAGGGCAGGGCCTGCCCCTCGTAGTTGAACGACAGGCCCCGCTTGGCAAGTGAGAAGGCAACGGCTGCCTCAAACTTGGACCGGTACCTAGAAGTCGTACTCGACCGGGGCTGTCGTGCCGGTCGCATCGAACGGCGTGTCGGTTGCTTGGCCGACAGTCCATCCTTCTTCTTCCCCGAAGCCATAGCCCTCGGCACTACCGCCACCCTCCACGAGACTGATGATCTGGACAGCCTTGAGGCGCAGGGTAATGCCAGCACCAATGGCTGCTTGATGGAAGGGGCAGGCCTCAAAGCTGATCTTGCCCACCGTGCCGGACCACATCCCCTTCAGGGCTTCGCGGTCCTTGACGGCCCGACCCTTGGCATCAAACAGGGCAGGGGCAGCAGACCAGGCACGACCATCACGGTCGATGCCCTTGGCTTTCATCTTGGTCTTGATGAGGAAGCAGGGCTTGCCGTCGATGTCCTCAAATCCATAAGGCAGGTCGGCCAACTTGAACTTGTTGGTCGGGGCCTGTGCCTTCAGTGATTCCTTGTGACGATTGAGCAGTTGGTCCAGCTGATCAGCGATGTCAGTGGCGTCAGCTGCGTCGATGACAGCAGTGACCTTGTATGCACCCTCAGGGTTGAACTTGGTCTCCGGTTCGATGAGCTTGGGGTACTGAAACTTGCAGACGGGGGTCGTGAGCTTGACCTTGTCGATGAGCGTGAGGTTCATGTGATGAAGTAGTTGGCAGAGCGGACGGTGTTCACGTCCAGCCGGCCCAGCTTGGGGCGCTCGGGCAGCTGGCGATGGAGTTCTTCTGGGAGCTGTTGCAATAGTTCATCCGTGATCACGGTGAACCATTCATCGCTGTACATGGCAGCAAAGGAATTGCGGACTGAGTCACGCACTTGACCCATCTCGGCGGGGGTCGTGCAAAAGCAATCATGTATTCCTCCAAGGTTGCGGACGCCATGAGCGAAGGCGTCGATGGTGGTGAACGCCATGTGGCTGGCGTCCAGGGAGTGGATGACGTTGGGGCTGAGGCCGTTGCCCATCCGTTGGGGGTTCAATCCCTTGGGGACATACGACCCGACCAGCTTCATCGACACAGGGCTGAGGTGATGCAGCCGGATCTCGGTGCGCCGGTAGTCCATGTACTTCTGATGGACCCATAGCCCAGCAGGTGAGCGCCAGTGCAGGTCGACGTTGTTGTCCCCTGCCACCTTGCCCACCCTGCGGAACCAGGCCATGGCGTGCTTGGCCGGGCCGATGATCACGCTCGTCTCTCGGTACAGGATGGTGGCCATGTAGTGCATGGCAGCCAGGGCACCACGCTTGAAGCACCACCCGTCCTTGCCATACAGGTCGACGGTCCTCTCCAGTGCCCACTCCTGGCAGTACTGCAGGACAGCACGACGTGTCGCTGAGTAGGGCAGGGTCATCACCACTGGCTTGGTGAGTGACCGGTCAGGTGCCAGCTGCAACCAGCTCTCGGCATGGGCCTGCACCTTGGGATCCTCGTGGCCTGCTGCATCAGCACGCAGCTGCTCAAGCACCTTGGCCAGCACTGTGCTGTAGATGTCCTGCGGCTTGTCACTGGGTAGCAGGTTGACCAGCTCTGCCATCTCCTCATTGCGAAGCAGGGCGGAGTAGTGCTGGATCCCGCTGCAGGTGCAGTCCAGGACGACAGGCAGGTGACAGATGTACCCATACCCGTGGTCGATGAACTCCTGGTAGGTACGGCAGAAGGCAAGGAACTGCCACGGGTCATCGGCCTTGGTCCAGAACTCAGCCCTGCCCCATGGGTCACGACCTACTGCTTCGATGTCCTGCTGGTGTTCATGCACCCAGTCCAGTCGTGCCTGCCAGCTGACCTTGCTGTACCCGTACAGGTTGGCGCCGTGGATGCGCAGCCAGTCCGCCTCCTCACTGGTGGTGATGGGTGTGCCATTGGCGAACAGGAGCAGGGACCTGCCGATGTCGTTGGCCTGCGGGTTCACGAACGGTGGCCGGTAGTAGTACCTGCCCCTGAAGTCCAACTGCATGGGGAAGTACAGCTCGGGCTCGTCGACCAGGCGGTTGGCTACCCACAGTTGCTTGGCCGTAGCGATGCGACGGTTGCGGCTGGCGTCGTTCTGATCGTGGATGCGACGGGCATTGAACTTCCATTGCGTCACATCCGGGTGGTCATCGGGCAGGTGCTTGGGGTACGGCGGTACCAGGAATCCCTCCCGTGGCATGAGTTTGCCGATGTGCAGGCTCTTGGTCCACGCATGTTCCAGGTGCTCCAGCACCCAGCGGTTGATCTTCCATGCCACCCCCTGCTGCAGGTTGGCAGCCTTGATAAACGGCTCATCTCCTGTGCTGCGATCAGCCACCAGCAGGCTGCCCTCTTTAAGCAGCACGTTGTTGGGGATGTCCGTCAGGTACCCACCCTCCACCACTGAGGACCATGGCCGCGGCGGTACCACCATCGGCAAGGAGAAGGGACACAGCAGCTTGCTCGCTTCATGCACCCGCTCGGCGTAGTCCAGGCAGGCATCAGTGGCACGGACAAACTTGACGGTGCGCACCCCCTCTCGCCTGGTCTCGATGGTGATGAGGCCCGTGTGCCTGGCCACCAGGTAGATGAGGAACACACCCGTGCTCAGCTTCTCGGGTGGCGTCCAGATCATGGTGTTCTGCATGCGCAGTACATCCAGCCGCTTGAGGCGGAAGCGACGTCGCACCTTCTTGTGTCGCTTGCGCTCAAAGGGTGTGGCCTTGTGCAGCATGGCCTCCATCCATAGCTTCTCTGCCACCTCGTAGGCCAAGGCGTGCAGCTTGCTGGTCTGCGACAGCTGGTCCACCACCACACGCATAGCCGTGGCTGCTGCCTTGGCAGGTGGGATCTGGCTGAGGGGTGTGAGGTAGGTGTACTTGGGTCCCGCCTTCCCGCTCTCCATCTGTTTGATGTGGTGCTTGAGAAAGGTGATGACCTCGGCTACACCAGCTGACGTCATGATCTCCCCGTACTTGGACAGGGATTCCATGCGCCCTGCCTTGCGGCGGTTGTTCATCAACTCCTGGCGATCAGCCCCGAGTTGGAACATCTCAGCCTCCAAGGCCAGCTGATCCTCCTCTGTTCGGCAACAAGCAGGAGATGGGGACCAGTGGACCTGGTCCGATAGGTCAGTCATTTCACTGTGGAATCAAGGGCTTGCGTGGATGCAGCACAACTGATGGACCCCCGGTCTCATAATCCGTCGGTGCGGGGTTCGACTCCCCGGGGGCCCACCAAAATCAAGGACTTACGTTCATGCCATTGCTGGCTCGGCAACAGATGTTGCAGATCCCGCAACAGGTTGCTGATGGGGGACGACGGTCCGCTCGTCCACGTAATCCCAGCAGTCACCCCTTGCTATGCGATGCAGGTGGGTCTTGCTGATGCGGAACAGGGCGGCAAGATCCTTCCGGTTCTCGCCCGCCTCAAACCGCCTGCGGATCTCGGCCACCTGGTGAGGGGCAATCTTCTTGTTGCCTAGCCCCATCGCCATGGCGTGGCGACAGTTGTCGGTCCGACTGATCCACTCAAGGTTGGCCAGTCTGTTGTCTGCCTTGTCGCCGTTGATGTGGTTGACGTCGTGCTTGGGGCTGGGGCGTGGACAGTGAAACGTCTCAAGCACCAGGGCGTGGACGTACTGCCGCTTGCGGTTGGCCAGCGTGACCATCACGTAGCCAGCTTTGGTTGTGGCGGGGCTAAGCATCCGCCCTCGCTGTCTTTGGGGCACGCCATTGCTACGCATAACTGTGCGATCCAGCGAACGCAGCCTGCCCAAGCTGCTGATCTCGTACCCCGGGTGCTGGGGCAGCGGGCACCACAGTTCCTTGCAAGGCGTTGATTGCTCCACGCAATTCCCGATCACTGAGGTGAGCATAACGGGACGTCACCTGGATGGAGCTGTGACCCAGGATCTTCTGCACTACGAACAGGCTGACGCCACGTTGCACCAGGCGGGTGGCGCAGGTGTGCCGCAGGGCATGGGGTACGAACTGGTCGTCGTCATCCAGGTCCATGGCTGACCGTGCCCTGTCCCAGTAGTACCGCAGGGTCTCACGGGTCAGGTCGTAGAACACCAGGCCGCGGCTGGCAGCACACCGACCAGCGATGACATCCCGCACCCGTGCCGTCATGGGTACAGAGCGGGGCAGGTCACCTTTGTTCTGCCAGATGGAGATGATGTTCTCCTTCAGGTCAATGTCCTTCACCTGCAGGGCGAGCAGCTCACCCACCCGCATGCCCGTGTCGATCAGGACAGTGATGGCCTCAAGCACGGTGGGCTGATTCCACTGGATCATGAGGCTGGACAGCAGCTGCTCCTCCTCCACTGACAGGTAGCGGATGCGGTGCGTGGGCTCAGGCATGCGGATCATGCGTGGTCGCTTGATGCAGCCACCCCTCTCCTCTGCCTCGGTGAACATGGCCGACACGCTGGCCAGCTTGCGGTTCATCGTGCCCGGACTGTTCTTCTTGGCCCGCATGTGCTTGATGTACTCATCGATGGCTGCCTTGTCGATGGAGTCCAGCGTCCTGTTCTTCCCGAAGAAGGCGACCGCATCCCGTGCATTGCGGGCTGCCTTCACCTCGTTGCGGGTGTCACGCCACCGCATCTCCAGCGTGGTGTCGTATGCCTGCTGGATGGTCCAGCTACTAGGGGTAGACGCAGCCTCTTGCTTGATGGCTGCACCCCGTAGCTCAGCCTCCATCTGCAGGCGGGCAACCACCGCCTCGTCGTAGGTGGCACATGTCTTGGTCTTGCGCTTGCCGTTCACGGTGACGTCGACCAGGTACGAGTCACCTCTTTGGCGGATGCCTTCGCGTTTCATGGTGGTGTGTGGTGGTGTGGTGGGGGGGTCGGAGTATGGGTTTGTCCCATTCGGATAATCAACTATCCGACAAGAGGACGCACCGACATTCTGACTATCGGTCTATTAGTTATCGTCTATCCCATGCTGCGTTCCAACCAAGCTGCGCCAATGCTTGCGCTGCAGCAGGCATTTCACTGGGGAAAGATTGAATCCATGCCTTGAATGCACGGTCACGCACAACCTTCGGGTCTTCCTGTATTGACGGGCGCTCTGGGGCATACGACCAGTGCGTGATGTCCTTAAATGCAGGGTACTGCCAGTTGCCCTCAGTCCACCCCAAAGATGGACTGAACCACAGTACTTTGCCTTGGCTGTTGGCGCATTGATGGGTAGGTGGGTTGGTCACCTTGTCGAAGACGTTCTCAGGCAGAGCGTCAATGTTCTCAATGGTCATGGTGTTGGATGGTGGGTTTGGATCTACCAACAACGTGAATGTTGGTGGCAGTTGGGTACTTGTTGGTGCAGAACTTCAACGCTTCGCTCTTGCTAGCTGCGCGTATCCATTCCTTCATGGTGCGCATACCAGGGAAGGTGATGTCCACCTGGTAGAAGGGAGCCAGCTTGCTAGTGCGGCTGATCCCTTCACCAAGGTTGGGCTTGTGCTCCTCCTCCCAGGTCAGCACATAGTTCTGAGGGTTAGGCACTGGCCTTCTTCCCCCTGTACTTCTGCCACAGCCCGGTGTAGGTGTGGTGGTACTCGTGATCAAACTTGTCCCTTTGGTCAATGATGTAGAGGCACTCAAGCGAGCGGACACGCTGCTCGTCTTCCTCTCTCCACTCAGGTTGGTAAGGCATGGTCCTCGGATTCATGGAGTAAACGGTCGGCCACCTCGTTAATGGCCAGGTGGCAGATCTTGGCCTGCCCTTTCTCGGGTGCCCAGCTGCGCAGCTCAGTAGCCAGCAGCTCAACGACACCACGCATCCGGCTACGGCTGCGCAACACAGCCATGCTGTGCTTGGGATCCCAGTACTCAGCCAAGCACCGGGTCAACAGGTCATCCGAAGGGGAGGTCATTGCCCTTGAGGCGATTGGATACCAGGGCTGCGTACCCTGCGACGTCGTCCCAGCTATCTGCCCAGTTGGGATCACCGTTCACAATCCTGCCGATCTTGTGGCAGATCATGTCCAGTGCTTCCCATTGGTCAGGCTGCAGCTTCACGTCGTGGCTGTACACATGGTCACGGATGGCGACCTTCAGATCCATGGTGATGCGGGCATGGCCCATGAAATCACCGTATCTCTTGCCTCGTTCGGCAAGTAGCTCCTGTATCTGATCAGTCATGCCTCACCTTTGATGATGAAGTAGGGGGTCTCGACCTGCTCGATGCAAAGCATGGCCGCAGCCAGTTCCTTTGCCGCCTTGTGAACATGGTTGCCGGCCAGCAGCGCATCGGCTGCAGCTACCCGCCTGGCCAAGGTGGCGTAGGCCAAGGTGTAGTCGATAGGAATGAGTGGTTCAGTCATGCCGCATCCGGTGGTGTGGTGGTGCCAGTGGGGAAGAACCGTGCTGCTTGCTGCCGATCACGTCGGCCCTTCTCAGTAAGCAGGTACCCACCAGAGGCAGGTCGTACCAAGCCAGCGTGGTTCAACACATCCAGCTGGGCACGGACCATGGCAATCAGCCATGCCTTGTCTCGGGTGAGGAAGGGCAGTTGTACCTCCACGACCAACACATCCAACGACAGTGGACGTGGGTACACCTGGTACATGGCAGTGAGCAGCTCATGCCTGAGCCGGGTCATCACCTGTGCTTCAGTCATCAGCCTTGCTGCCATGGGTCTGCAACACATGCTTGGCCCAGGCCGCGGCAATGATGGTGGCCTGGGAGTTGGGCACTGATCCGTAGCTGTCCTTCCACCAGCTGCGGTACAGGTCCATCAGTTCATAGTCGGTGGGTTCGGTCATGGTGTGGTGGGGTAGAGGGTGCAGGTGATGGGCTCATCTGGTGAGCCAGTCCAACGAGGGACCAGGCGACCAACACAATGGAAGCCCAGGTCATAGGGCTACACATCACAGACCGGGTGTTGGTCTGGGTTGCCCGTGGTCTCGCTGTATTCAGCAGGTGTCCAGCGCCGGGCCAGCTGCAACACATCGGCGGCCAACACATTGTGGCCATCGGCATTGAGGCGGGCCGCGGCCTGCAATAGGACGCGGTGTGGTTTTTCCAAGGTGGGTGGGTGTGGGCAGGGCCCAGCATCGACGCCCTGGTGGGCAACGACGTGGGCCCTGTTGTGATCTGTTACCTGCTGTGGCCGCCTCGCCATTGGTAACGCCAGCGGTTCTGGTGCTGCTGGTCATGCAGCACCTGGCGAGCGTTGAAGTTGTCGACGGTGCGGTGGTCATTGAAGCGGCGGGCCATGCACGACAGGGCGGCAGGCATCCAGCTGTGGTCGGTGTTCATGGGTCTGTGGTGGTGGGTGAGGGAGAGCCCCTCAGAGGGCCCCGTAGGGCCCAGTGAGAGGGTCAGCGGTACCGATGTACCGACTGGGTTCCGGTGTGGGTCACCGGGGCCTGGGCCAGGTCACCTAAGGCGACGGCCCAGAGAAAGGCGGACCCCAGCACAGTGGCCAGGGTCACCAGGGTGCGGCTCAGCATGGCTCAGGCCTCAACCAGTTGAGGAACCTCAGCAGCCTCAAGGGCATGCCGGGCCAAGCTGTACCAATCAATGTCCGACGTATCCAGCAGATCCCAGAGCATGGGATACGTGGCGATGCCAGACGCTTCGATCTGCTCAGCCAACAGATCCTGAAACAAGTTGACGGCTGATTCCAGGTCGTCGTCCTTGCCCCAGCTCTCCAGGTCATCGCAGATCCAGCTGACGACAGAGTCCATGCAATGCAGGCCAATGGCCCACGTCGCATGGTTGCGCCAGCCGTTGTACGTGGTGTCCATGTTGTCGATGTTCGTGGTGGGCGCTGGTGAGACCAGCAGAGAGCCCTAGGACGGGCTCTGGGCTGATGTCAGGCCTTGAGGAAGTGCGCAGTGACTGGCAGGCAGTCAGCAGGCAGGCAGCCAGTAAAGCGGGCGTCATGGAAAGGATCGAACGATGGCTCGTCATCCCCATAGGCCCAGTGGCCAAACTGCCAGCCCTGCTGCCGCATCCCGCCAACCTCTGAGCGAGTGAAGGCGGTCAGCTGCTCATTCTCTTCATCGCTCAGGCCGCTGTAGTCGGCATTGATGAGAGCAGGCAGCCAGTGGGCGGGCAGGCTGTACTCCATGGAGTCGCGTTGCATGTGTCTAGGTGCGGTGTGGTGGTGAGCAGCGGGTCTCCCCCCTGCCTGATCTCACCCTAGCAGCACCACCCGTGGTGCGCCATGGCCCCAGGCGTTTCGACCGCAGAGAACCCAATTCAGCCTGGGTTGTGGGGGCGGCATGCACCTCTGACGCTGGGAATGGGAACCATTCTCAACCTAGGTCGACCCCTGCTCACCCCCGTACCGGGCCTGCCAGGGCATGCCCTAGGGATCCGCAGTCCCCTGGAATCCCAGTCATACCAATGGGTTAGGGGACCGTGTTGCGGGGATCCGTTGCAGACCACCCCCCTCCCCACCGTGGAAACCCCGGGGACCCACCCCCACCGGGGGTACGACGCCCGCAGACAAGGAGCGAAAGCCCCTCGCATGCTCAGACCAAAAATGGCCTTAGCCCCTCAAATTTTCCCAGCAAAAAGGGGCTCACCCCCC